ATCATTAGATACTCTTAACATGGGTGAAACAGACGAGGAACAAAACTTCTTAGAAAAAGCTGCAGGTGCGGTATCTGGATTCTTTGACAACGGTATCTTTGGTAAGATATTTAAGACACAGAAACATGCTGAAGTATTAGCTAACGCATCTGTACTAGAATCACATGGTTACACAGATCAAGCTGCTAAGTTACGTGAAGCTGCAGGTGGTTATGCTGAGTCTAACAAATTGAAGTTAGGTGGGTTCTTTGACTCAACTACAACTCTAACTAAAATGGCAATGGGTGCTTATGGTCAGACTGAGATGATGAAAGGCAACCGTATGAAAAGTGTTTCTTCTGACGAAGTCCCTAAAACTACAAGCTCTATACAGGAATCAACTTTTGTTCCAACCAAAGTTATGCAGGATGAAGATACAGCTATGGCTCAAGTATCTGCTAAACGTGCTCCTACTAGTGGTGGTTCTGGTTCTCTTGTTACAGGAGGTAATAAAACTATAGACACAGCTTCTCAAACAAAAAGTAAAGAAGAAGCTATGGCTAAAGCTGCAGGATCAGTTAAAAAGTCTGATGGTTCTTATGATATTAGCTCTTGGTACAACAAGGGTGGTGCTGTAACTAAAAAAGGATTAGGAACACGATCTACTAAAAAGAAAACACGTAAGACAAAGAAGTAATAACAACACTAAAGGTAGGGGCGAGCAGCCCTTATCAACTCCTAAATAACTAAGGCCACTCAGCTACGGCTGACCCCAACATAAATAAAAGGATATATAACATGGCTCAAGAAATTGTAAAAAATGTAGATACTAAAGAAACAATGATTTCAAGAGGTACTAATTACGCAATCAAACAATCTCGTATGAAAAAAGATGAAGAAGAACTAAAAGCTTTAATGTCTGAGCATACAGGCGATGAAGCAGAAGAAACTATAGAAGATGAAGAAGAAAACACTAATGATGTTGAAAAAACTATAGAAAAGTCTGAAGTAAAAGAAAAACAAACTGAATCAGAAGAAAAAGATGAATCTGATGAGGGTCTAAGTAGAGAAGAAAAGTCATTTAAAAAGCGTTATGGTGATCTCCGTCGACATATGGCTGAAAAAGAAAAAGAATGGAAAGAGTCACTAGAAGAACACAATAGTAGTATTTCTCTTAGAGCTCCTACTTCCGATGAAGATATTGAAGCATGGGCAGAAAAATACCCCGATGTAGCAGCTATAGTTGAAACTATTGCTTCTAAGAAAGCAGATGAAAAGTTTGCAGTAGCAGAAGAAAGACTACGTGAATTTGATGAAGCAGCTTACGAAGCTGAAAGAACTAAAGCTGAAACAACTATACGTAAATCACATTCAGACTTTGATGAGTTAAGAGACTCAGATAAGTTCCACGATTGGGTAGAAGACCAACCTAAATGGGTACGTGATGCCTTGTATGAGAACTCAGATGATGCAGCTAGTGTTGTAAGAGTTATTGACTTATATAAAGTAGACAACAACATGACTCTTTCAGCTAAAAAGAGAGCCAACAAAGATGCAGCTAAGACTGTGACTAAACGTGGTACACCTGCTGTTGACAGCGAAGGTTCAGCTTCAATGATAAAAGAATCGGAAGTAGCTAAAATGTCTGATAGGGACTTTGAAGAAAACTACGATAAAATACAAAAGGCTATGTCAAGTGGTAAGTTTATATACGACGTATCAGGCAAAGCTAGATAATACCAACATGCTTAAATAAGTGCTTGACAGACAAGTATAAGTATGGTATAACTGTTGGTGTCCTAATAGGGCATCTTCGAGGACTCTTACTGAGTCTTTAGAACACTAATAAATCTTTAAGAATTACCTGACAATAAAGGCCCCCTTAGTAAAGCTGGCAAGTAGACCTAAGAGCACCCTTGAAAACTCAGCCCCTTATCCAGATTGATTAGGTTCTCTTAACCGAGATACAACTACGTATCTTATTTATTAAGCCAACCATCAAAAAGGATATTAATCATGGCTTTTGCATCCGCAAGCGGATATACAAACTTACCGAATGGTAACTTTAGTTCCGTAATTTATTCTAAAAAAGTACAACTTGCATTCCGCAAGTCCACAGTATGTGGCGACATCACTAACTCTGACTATTTTGGAGAGATTGCTTCACAAGGCGATACAGTGAAAATTATCAAAGAACCTGAGGTAAGCGTATCAGCTTATGCTCGTGGTACAACTATTGCTGCTCAAGATTTAGCAGACGCAGACTTCTCACTCGTTGTAGACAAAGCTAATTACTTTGCTTTCAAGATTGATGATATCGAAGAAGCACACTCACATGTAAACTTCATGGACTTAGCTACAAACCGTGCGGCTTTCCGCTTGGCTGATCAGCATGACCAAGAAGTATTGGGTTACTTAACTGGTTACAAACAAGCTGCGTTACACGCTAATGCAGGTACAGTAAACAATGTAGTAAATGGTACTAAAGCTAATACAGCTGCTGGTACAGACGAATTACTTGCAGCTAACAAGCTGAAAAAGGGTGATTTCGGAAACATTACTACAACTTCAGCAGGTGATCACTCGATCCCAGTTGCAGCTCGTTTACCAGGAGCAACTGCTCTACCGACAGCATACGTATCACCAGCAATGTTGATAGCACGTATGGGTCGTTTGTTAGACCAAAACCAAGTGGATACTGCAGGTAGATGGCTTGTAATCGATCCTGTGTTTATGGAAGTTCTTCGTGATGAAGATTCTCGCCTATTTAACGCAGACTTCGGTGAATCAGGTGGACTACGTAACGGTTTAGTCTTGAACAACTTCCACGGTTTCCGTGTGTATACTTCAAGTAACTTACCATCAGTAGGTACTGGTGCAGGTACAACAGGTACAGCTAACCAAAATGTTAACTACGGTGCTATCGTAGCTGGACATGACTCAGCTGTAGCAACTGCAGAGCAAATCAATAAAACAGAAACATACCGTGACCCAGATTCATTCGCTGACATCTGCCGTGGTATGCACCTTTACGGACGTAAGATTTTACGCCCAGAGGCATTGATTACAGCTAAATACAACTTAGCATAAAATAACTTAGAGGGGCTAACTGTACGTTGGCCCCTTTATCTACATTTAAAATCTCGTAGGAAATTACATGGCGACTTATATAAACCTAGTGAATGAATTACTTCGTCGTCTTAACGAGGTTGAAATTAATGAAGAAGACTTTTCTTCAACTAAAAATGTACAGTCACTAGCCAAAGATTCTATTAATTCTTCTATACGTGAAATACTTCAAGAGGCTCAAGAGTGGCCCTTCACGTTAGTAACCTATGAACAAACACTATCAGTAGGTACGAAGACTTACAATTTCCCATCAGACTATTCAAAAGCTGATTGGGAATCTTTCTATTTAAAAAACACAAACACAACAGAACCAGGTGTTTTAAAACCTCTATCCTACGATGAATACTTATCAAACCGTAGAGCTAACGATGACACCTCTGGTATAGGTGGTTATACTAAACCTTTAAATGTTTACAAAACACAAGAAGAAAAGTTTGGTGTTACTCCAGTGCCTGATGTAGGTTATGTTGTTGAGTATAAATACTGGAATTTTCCAAATGACTTAATTTTAAGTACTGATGTTTGTGTTATACCCGATAGGTTTAAACACATTATAATTGACGGTGCAATGATGTACCTTATGTACTTTAGGTCTAATGAACAATCTGCACAGTTACATAAAGATAAATTTAAAGTAGGAATAAAGTCTATGAAAAGACTTGTTGTAGATAGTAAAGATTCTATCTTATCTACTGTACTATTAAAAGGCTCTACTTCTGCACCTAAGAGCTTTAGTTAAATGGCAGATAAACTAAATACATACCTAGCTGTTTGTTCTGGAGGTTTAATAACTAATGTTGATCCTTTAACACAGGCTTCTAGTTTATCAGGAAGTGCTTTACGTATGATAAACTACGAACCTTCTTTATCAGGAGGTTATCGTCGTATAAGTGGTTACTCAAATGAGTACGGTACTGTCCCAGGTACAGGTGCTGTATTAGGTGTAGCAATAAATGGTAACTTAGATGATGGTGTGTTTGCATGTAGAAAACCTACAACAGGTTTTAATTATTTGCACAAATGGAATAAATCAAATGAATCTTGGGTGGCTATTCCTACTACAGGAAGCCCTTCTTTAACTAATGTTAATAAAGTACGATTTAATAGTTTTAATTGGTCAGGTGAAGTCTTAATACTTACAGACGGTGTTAACCCAGCATCTGCTTATGACGGAAGTTCTTATTCTCAGATAACACATCCTCAAGCCCCTAACAACCCTAAGTATTCCGAAGAGTTTTCATCTCATTTATTCCTATGTGGTGATTCTTCTGAATCATCTAATTTATACTTTAGCTCTCCTCTTAACTATTCTGATTTTAGTCTTGTTAACGGTGCTGGTGTTATTAATGTAGGTTACACTATAACAGCTATTAAAAAGTTCCGTAATCAACTATACATCTTTGGTAATAATAATATAAAAAGATTAATTGGTAATAATATATCTAACTTTGTATTAGAGAATGTTACGTCAAATATGGGTTGCTTAGCCCCTGACTCTGTAGTAGAATTTGGTGGTGACTTGTTATTTTTAGGGCCTGATGGTATACGCCCTATCTCTGGTACTGATAAGATAGGTGATGTAGAACTTTCTACAGTATCTAAAGAAATACAATCAATATTTGATAATTATTATTTAACAGAACAAGTAGAAAATATATCTATTGTAGTTCTTAGAAAGAAATCACAATTTAGATTCTTCTTTAAAAATGACTCATCTTTATCTCTCATTGGAGCTATACGTAAAAGTCAAAATAAACAAAGCATATTTGAATATAGTCAACTTGTAGGTATAGAGGTTAGTTGTGTTGATAGTGGTTACATTGGTCAGTTTGAGCATGTAATACACGGTGACAGTGACGGCAAGGTACACAGACAAGAAACAGGAAATAACTTTGATGGTAACACTATATTTAGTTTGTATCAAACTCCGTATTACTACATGGAAGACCCTGAGATACGTAAGGTAGTACACAAAGTAAACACCTATCTTGGGTCAGAGGGTGAAACAGAAGTGTTTGTAGGTATATCTTATGATTACGATGATAATGAAACTTTAAATCCATCAAACTATCAATTTAGTACAGTAGGTGCTGCATCATTCTATAACTTAGCTTTATATGACACAGATAGCATATATGATGGTAACCCTTCACCTAAAACACTTACAAACATATCGGGGTCAGGTAATTCAGTATCTGTGCGCTATGTTACAAACAATGCAAATGCAAGTCATACTATACAAGCAATAGCTTTGACGTATGAAACAGCCGATAGGAGATGATACTTTGGCAGGTTATGTAAGACAATCCTCAGCAGATATAGTACCAACAGCAACAGTACGTGCAGCTCCTATCAACGCCGAGTACAACAAACTCAGTGATGCATTTGCAATATCCACTGGGCACAAACACGATGGCTCAACAGGAGAGGGTGGTTATATACCTCTTATTGGTGATGTAGACGCTCTAAATAAAGTTAGTATAAATACAAACAATAATACAGTTAGTGTCTTCCTAGAGGTATCTTCATCTGCTGTAGAACAAGTACGTTTTAAAGATGGTGTTATACTTCCTGTTACAACTAATGATATAGACTTAGGTTCAAGTTCAAATAAGTTTAAAGACTTATACTTACAAGGTACTGCTACTCTAGCTAATGTAGACATTAATGCGGGTAGTATCGACGGGACTACCATAGGTTCTTCTACACCTGCAGTTGCTACATTTACAAATGCTACTTTAAACAATAATCTAGTAGTTACAGGTACATCAACACTTTTAGGTACTACATCTATTACATCAGTAGACTTAAACTCAGGTGTAATTGACAATGCTGTTATAGGTAACTCTACACCAACATCAGGTACATTTACTAATCTTACTGCAAATACTTCTTTAGTAGCTGCTACAGCCGATATTAACGGTGGCTCAATTGATGGTGCTACAATAGGCGCGTCTACACCAAGTACAGGTTCATTTACTACATTAAGTGCATCAGGGGCTTCAACACTTGCAACTGTAGATATAAATGGTGGTAACATAGATGGTACGGTTATAGGGTCTTCTGTAACAGCCGCAGGTAGCTTCACAACGCTGTCTACGTCAGGTCAAGCTACCCTAGCTACTGCTGATATCAATGGTGGCTCTATAGACGGCTCTACGATAGGTGCTAGCTCTGCATCTACGGGTGCATTTACTACGCTTACTGCTTCTGGCGGTATCACTGGTGATGTAACAGGCGATGTAACAGGTAATGTGACTGGTAATGTAACAGGTTCAATAACAGGTAATGTTACAGGAAACCTAACTGGTAATGTAACCTCTAGTGGATCATCCTCATTCAACAACGTAACTATTGATGGTACGTTAAATATGAATGCAGGAACAACTGCTACTATTCAAAACCTTACTGCACCTACTAATGATCTTGATGCCGCAACTAAAAAGTATGCAGATGACCTAGCGGCTTTAAAACTTAATCTATCTGGCGGTACACTTTCTGGTGCATTAAATGTTGGCTCTAATAAAGTAACTGCTACTTATACGCCTAGCGCATCGACAGATTTGACTACTAAAGCTTATGTAGATTCAGAGATATCAACTTTAATTGGTGATGCTGGGACGGGTTTAGATACTCTTGGTGAACTAGCTGATGCTCTTAATGATGATGATGACTTCAGCACAACAGTTACTAATCTAATAGCTACTAAGTTACCACTTGCGGGTGGAACACTTACTGGTGATTTAGTAATGGGTTCTAACTCTGTTACATCTACAGCAAACCCTGCCACAAATGATGAGTTATCTCGCAAAGGTTATGTAGATGCACAAGATGCTACTAAACTAGCTAAAGCTGGTGGTACAATGACAGGCGCAATAGCCATGTCTACTAACAAGATCACTGGTGCAGGAAATCCTACAGCATCCCAAGATGTATCTACTAAAGCATATACAGATACACAGCGTGATACTCGTGTATCCAAATTAGGCGATACAATGTCTGGTGCGTTAGCAATG